GCTGAAACCATGGAGCCAGGACAACGTCAGGTTACAGGCACGTGGTGAGATATTCCGCGGACCCAGGAGTAAATAGCACTATGAACTCGGCAGGTAGCACCATACCCAACACTTTCACCACCAGTTATTCTGGCAGGAGACGCAAACGCGGCACCGGGAGGAAGAAATCTGGTTTACGCAAATTGAAACAGGTGGGACGCAAACTGCCCAGGATAAAAATCTAACGCAAAAAAAAAACGCTAACGCGGGAGGAACCACCATGAAAGCAGTGAGATCAAGGATGGCTAGGGGTGCCATGAGGGCAACCAAGGCCATGAACCGGAAGAAGAAAACCAAATCAAAAGGCAAGAAGCGGAAGTACTAGTCGCAGGGCATGGAAATAACGGAGGCAGACCATGGCAGGCATCAAGACCCGCAAGGGTCAACCCCAGAATCACCAGCGATACTACGCTCGGGGACAGGAGTGGAGGCCCACCAGGGTGGTCACTCGCAAGAGGTTTGGCAACGGCACCAGGGAATTCATGGCCGCACAGAGCACCAGCACCGGGGAACTGTACAAGAACAGCCACGGACTGACCGCTCCATGGCACTCTATCCCATTCACAGCCGTCCCAGACAGCAACCAAGACTAGTCAACGACTGGATGAACCCCATGGACATACCCGGGGAGCGATTCTTAAATACCATAAAGGAGCAATATGACAAGATCAAAAAAAGTTTCAGCACCTAGGGGCTTCCACTGGATGAAGAAAGGCTCATCATACAGCCTGATGAAAGGCACATACCGACCACACCGAGGTGCCGTCCGGAAAGCCAAGTTCAAGACCACGAAAACACACCGAGGATACTAGTGCGTTGCGTCATAATTGGCAACGGACCCAGTCGCAAACTGCTACCACTGGACCAGATCGCGTACCCAACCTTTGGTTGTAACCAGATATACCACGACTTCCAGCCCGATTACCTGTTGGCACAGGATCGAGAAGTGCTACACCAGATGCGTGAGGACAGGATGACGGAGCCGGTCTGGGTCGCACAGGAGAGTTACAGACGTTATCACGAGGACACCTACACCAAGTGCCACGACATGCGGGAGATCAGATTCCCCTACTACAGGATGAACTCATGGTTCACGGGGGAGCAGGCCATCGTGTTGGCCGCACAGAAAGGATTCACGCACATGGATCTCATAGCGTTCGACGGTGGTCCGGTCAGCATGTATCGTGAGGAACGTGTGATCACGCACCCCACCGTGGACAGATACCTGGCCAACTTCAAAAAAATACTAGAATACTATCCCAAGATACGAATAAATATCAGCGTGGACAACCGCGAGGCCCACTGACATCAGATAATCTCTGGTTATTTGGTAGAGATATGATTCTACAAGCAAAGAACGTTCCTTGCTAGTACGGACAATCGCGAGACCCGGAACACAAAAACACAATTCGTAGCGTTGAACAAAAACAATAACAACTAACAGGAGAAAGCAAATGGCTTTATCAAACGCAGGAACATCAGTATCGAATTCATTCGTTACTATGTTTTCAGATGATGTAAAACAAGCATACCAACAATCATCATCTAACTTGGTTGGTGCCGTTAGGGTTGTGAGAAACGTTGTAGGTTCAACTTACAAGTTCCACAAACTATCTAAAGGTGGATCAATCAAAAACAAAAACAGATACGAAGATATCACAGCAATGTCTGATACTTCAAAATCTAACAGTGGAACATACGTGGGTGGAACAGCACAGAACTCAATCGTGACTACTACACTTAACAACTTCCACTCTGGTGAGTACGTGGATGACATGGATCAATTCAAGACTAATATTGATTTAAGATCTACTTTCGCATCAGCAATCGCTTCTGCCCTAGGCAGAGCAGTTGACCAAGAGATCATCGACGCTCTTGACGCAGGTAGTCCAACTACAACTGTGTCAGCAGGTTCAGGATTGACTAAAGAGAAATTTTTAGAGATCCACGAAGCGATGAACGCTCTTGACGTACCAACTGAAGGTAGAGCAGTGATCATCTCTCCACAAGCGTTAACTGACCTATTAACGGACAGCAACCTTGTGACAGCGGCTGACGGCCTTGTGTCAAACACGGCTCTAGCATCTGGATACATTCCAAATGTGTTCGGTTTCAACGTGATCATGTCAACTCTTTTAACTAAAAATTCAGTTCAAAGAGATTGTTACGCGATACACAGAGACAGTGTAGGTTTAGCACTTGCGGCTGACATCAACACTAGGATCGATTACGTTCCCGCTAAAGCATCGCACCTAATTTTAGGTACTATGTCAGGTGGTTCAACTGTGATCGACGCAGATGGTGTTGTAAAAGTGGAGGTTACAGAGTAATATCTGTTACCCCTCACAGGCACACACACGACAGGCCCTTCGGGGCCTGTCTTCTTTTATATCCACTAAATAACATTAAAGGATCCAACACAAATGGCTGAAACGCAAGTATCAATATCAAATCAATCACTGACCAAATGTGGTGCTGGCACCATATCAAGTTTCACGGATGGCACCAACGAGGCCAACGTCTGTTCAATCATGTACCAAACAGTCAAGAAAGGACTGTTGTACTACACGTTCTGGAACTTCGGCATGGAGAAACAGGCACTGAACAGATTGAATGAAACACCAACTGACAAGAAATTCCTATACGCACACAGCCTACCAGGCAACATCATCAGGATCAAGGGTTTCTTTGACACGGAGGGACTGTACCAGGAAGACTACAGCGTGGAGGGACAGAAAGTGTTCTCCAACCAACAGACCCTTTTCATAGAATACGTACAGAACATGGACGAGGACAACATGCCCCCGTTCTTCATAGAGGCACTGGTTGCCAAACTGGCACTGGAGATCAACGAGGCCATCACGGGCATAGGATCACTGACCACTAGGCTGGCCAATGACTACGAATCAAAACTGCGAGCGGCCAGGATAGCGGACGGTCAGGAGAACCCACCAACCAACATCATACCAGTGGGTAGATACGTTGAAGCACATCTAGGTAATGCTAGTGTCACCACAGGAAGATTGAGACACAGCAGGACTTAATGGATGACGATAAGACGTGTAACGCAGACAAACTTCACACAGGGACAGGTAGGACCATACCTATTCGGTAGGGGTGACACACCAATCTACGGGGCAGGGCTAGAGACCTGCGAGAACTGGCTGATACTGCCGCAGGGTGGATTACAGAAACGCAAGGGTTTCCAGTTCATTTCAGCGGATCCAGACAACACCAACACACCAGATGGTAGCACACCACTGACCACCACGGGCTTCCACGCACAGTCAAGACTGATACCTTTCAAGTTCTCTGACGGACAGGAGTACGTGCTGATATTTGAACCAGCGGATTCTGGACTGGGCACCACTGCCAAGATACACATCTACTACAACGACAGCAGGATCAAGGTGCTGACCAACGGGGTGGACGGCAACGTTTTCCCGATCACCACCAGCAACATCTCACAGATCAGATACGCACAGGCCTTTGACTACATGATCCTGGTACACTCAGACATCAGGCCCATGGAACTGATCAGGGGTGCCACCAACACGGACTGGACCTGTACCTACATAGATTTTGATCACGTGCCACAGGCCAACTTCAACTTCGATGCCACGCTGACACCAGCGTCCACATCAGGCAACAACACAAACTTCACGCTGGCCGGAGGCACATATCGTTGGGTCAATTCCTCTTATCCAAACGGACACGTGGGAATGAGACTGTTGGTCAACGGGGGCATGGCCGAAATAAAAAGCATTTCGTCAGACACAGTGGCAGTGTGCGAAGTGATCTACGATCTAGTGGACACGGAGACCGCGCAGGGACACGAATGGGAGATAGATGCTTTCTCAAACCTTTCAACATCATTGGGTGGGGGCTGGCCTAGGTCGGTCACGTTCCACCAGAACAGATTGATATTTGGTGGTAGCAGGGACAAACCACAGACCATATTTGGATCACAGTCAGCGGACTTTTTCAACTTCGACAACTACACCAGGGTCGTGGATGGATCAGGCAACGTCACTGGAGAGATCACGGATGACGCGGGCATCCAGTTCACCATAGCGTCAGACCAACTCAACATAATCAGGCACTTGGTGTCACAACAATCACTGTTCGTTTACACATCGGATGGAGAGTTTGACATGTCAGGAGAGCCTGTTACACCTTCCAACGTGCTTGTGAGACAACAGACCAGGTACGGTGTGGATGGCAACATCATGACACCCGTGGTGGTTGACAACGAGGTGCTGTTCGTGGCCAAGGGTGGCAAGCAGTTACGTGCTTTCGTTTACAACTTCAACACTGACGCGTACTCGGCCAAGAACTACTCACTGGTACACCATGACATCATACAGGATGCCACCAAACTGGCCTACCTGACCAACTACAACAACACCAACACCAACTACGTTTTCGTCGTCAACGGTGACGGGGACCTGTGTGTGCTGGGTGTCAACACAGAATTCTCGGTCGTGGGATGGATGAAATGGAACACAAATGGTAATTTCAAGGACCTGTGCGTAGTGGATGACAACCTGTACGCACTCACACAGAGATACGACAACGACGGATCAACACTGAACACTGGAGTTTTCCTAGAAAAACTGACCACGGAAGAGATATACCTAGACAGTTTCCACAGCACGACTGCCACAGGATCAAGTTTCACGGGGGCACAGGGACTGGAAGGACAGACGGTGAACGTGGTAGCGGACGGACTGATACACCCAGACGTCACTGTTGATGCGGCCGGTAATTTCACTTTGTCACGTACCAGCAGTAGCACACAGGTGGGATTCAACTACACAGCCACTGGCAAGACACTGCCACTGGTACTGAACATAGGTGGCACAACCAGTCTAGGAGAGAAAGTCAGGAAGGTTTTCGCGGAGATACAACTTTACGACACAAAAGCATTCAAGGTGGACAGCATCACCGTCCCTTTCAGGAACTTTGGTAGCACACTGCTCAACCAGAGCATCACAGGTTACACGGGACAGAAACGCATTAGGTTAAGCGGATACACGACAACACCACAGGTCACTTTCACGAATGACGCACCACTGCCGTCAACCCTTTTAAGTATCACTAGTGAAATCAAATTATCAACAGGAAGACTACAAGAAGAAGGTTAGGCAACCAGTCAGACACGATCTAAACTTTGAACACTACGAATACGTTATCAACAACTGTAGGAAGGTGGATGAATACGAAATCATGCTGATGGGCTACACCAAACCAAGACTGATCCGCAAGTTCGATGACCTCGAGGGGGGTGTCACGGGCACTTACCATGGAACACCTTTCCTGGCCGCGGGCACACACGTGCTGGCCAAGGAGTGTTGGTACTGGTTCATAGGCACACCGCTGGCCAATGATTTCTTCGTCAGGATATCAAAGGAGGCAGAGAGATTGATACGCGACAGCATGGAAAAACACCCAGACAAACGACATCTAGTACAGGTCTGGTCCAAGCACACACAGAGTGTGGCATGGCTAAATATGTTAAAATTTAAAAGGATTTCCAGTTACTACCAAGGTAGCGAGGAGATTTTCATAGTAGAGAGGAAAAGAAATTAACCTTATGTGTGCTCCAAGGAATGATCTAGCAAAATTAGCCATAATCGGTGCCGCGGCATATGCCACTGGTGGTATATCACTGGGATCCACAGCGGCAACCACTGCCAGGGAAGCGGCCATCATAGCCAACTCTGGTGTAACCACCACATCAACACTTTCAGGATTATTGAATGCCGCACGTGTGGCACTGCCTGTTATCAGCACCGCAGGTAACATCTATCAAGGATACATGAAATCAAGCATCTTGGCACAACAAGCCAATTTCCTAGATTTTGAAGTTGAAATGGAGAGGGAGTCTAGTGCCTTGAGAGAGGCCAAACGTAATAGGGCACTGGCCATAGCGATAGGTCAACAGAATGCCAAATTTGGATTGACCGGTGTGACGTTGGAGGGATCACCAGGTGATGTACTCGCACAGACGAGATCAGCATTCGCGGAAGATCAATACATCGACGATTTTAACACCAGCCAAAGCATCTACAGTAAACAGACACAGTCAGCGATAACAAAGAAAGAATCGGAGTATGCCAAAGTTGGTGGTTACATCAATGCGGCAAGCAGTCTTGGCACACGGGGTTTCAAAGATCTTGGTACCAAGGACATAGAAAACGTGTTGACCACTACACGTAAAGTTTCACGTAACATATTAGACACAGTAACAGGAGCGAAAACCTAATGTCAAGGATACCACAAACACCACCATCTAACCCGGTCGTACCACAAAACAACAGACGTAGGGTAGACGTACCCACTTACAGTGGTGGTCAACTGACACCGAGGGAAAACCTCACGATGCCCAACTACAACACACAGGCACTGGGCATGGTCGAACAACTGACCAACACCGTCACAGACATAGACAGGACCATAGCAACCGACATAGCCAAGACCAAGGGTGAGAAAGCACAGAGCATCAGCAAGGAATACGTTGGTAATCGTTTCAATTTCTCCCTAACGGGACAAGCATACAAACAGGGTGTGGATGCCAAATTCGTGTCACAGAAAGAAACTGAACTTGAAAATGAGTTGTTGAAACTACGTTCAGATTTCTTGGAGACCACTGACACCGCTGGATACACCAAGGCCGCTGAAAATTACAAAAATAAATTCATGAGTGCGATACCAGAGCAGTTCTTTGGTGATTTCAACACGTACTTTGACAAAAAGAACACACTCAACATCACGCAATTAGAGATCAAGAAACGTGAAAAGGAAATGATCGATGGCAGTTTCCAACTCACGGAACAGAACAAAACCATAGCAGACAGGATAGCACAGAACATCAGATACCAGGGCATATCGACCAGTGAGACCTTGATCGATGATTTTGCCATATTGAACAGGAACAACAAGGCACAAAAGGACATTTTTGGTCTCTCTTTGGAGGACAGGACCAAACTACGTAGTGAGCAGAAACGTATCATATCAGAGGGTGCCGCGGCACACGTGTATGAGCAGATCAAAGACACACCTGGTGCCTACGACGCATGGATAGACCAGATAGCCAAGGGTGAATGGAACGTTGGTGATCTAGGTGACGAGGACATGTTCAGCAAGGTCATGCCGGGGGGTGTTAAACTAAACAGGCAAGAGAGGCAGTCAATAATAAGTTATGTGGAGAGTTTGAGGAAACAGGACAAGAGCAACCTGGCCAGATTGTCTGCCAAGCAAAAGAACACGGCACAGGCTAACAACACGCAACTGCTGGCAACTGGTTGGGACAACTTCCGTAGGTCAGACGGTTCTATAGACAAGACCAGGGCACTGTTTGATTACGACAGTTTTGTGGCAAATGGTGGGGATCCAGACGTGGCACAGGATCTACAGGACGAGAATGACGTGGCCATATTTGCCGCGGAAGAATCAGAGATAGCCAAGAGTGGCAGTACCACCAGCATACAATCGCAGATAACCAAATTGAGATCAGAGATACAGGTAGTCAACGACCTAGAACTCACAGACCACGACAAGAACATCTACATCAAACAGCGTACCAAGGCCATAGAAATGATACAGGCCATACAGGACACCAGGAGCGAGGTGTTGAAAAACGGTGGTGCGGTTGATTACATGATCACACAGAATAAGATAACCACCACAGGGCTAGACACCTACGAAGGACAGGTGAATGCTATGACACAGGCCGCTACACTGACCAACCAGAGCGTGTACCAGATAGGTCCCAGCGAGACACAATCAGTGATAGAATATGACAAATTAGGTTCAGCCATAGACAACAAGGACTACAACAGTTTCATACGTTTCAACAATGACATGATCAACAGACAGAGATCGTTGGTTGGTTCCATGATATCAGTGGCACACAGGAAGGGCAACGCGGACACGTTCAAGTACGTGGACAGGAGATTGTCGGAACGTGCCAGACGTAATCCAACACACAGTAACACGAAATTATTGTTCAATGTGCGTGCCAACTACGAGGAATCATTCCAAAACGGTTACACCAAGGATTCCGCAGACACCGAAAACAAACAAGCATTCTTTAAGAGCATACAAGATGGATTGTATGAGTTTGACAACGATTTCGGCACAGCGGTCAAGGCAGAATATGACATGATGTATGACTACTACAGGACCAAAGGCAACTCTGCCAGTGAAGCCGCAAAGAAATCAAAAGACTTTGTGATGAACGGCTTGGTGGAGATCGAGACAGAATACAACACCCTGTACGTGAGTTACAACCAACTCATGGGTGAGTTTGAAGCATCGCAGGATGCCAGCGTCAATGAACAGCAACTACAGATGGCCAAGAAATCCTTGGCTGACCAGATCAACAGCACCTACAACAGACCAGAGGAACACAACCTCACGGTGCTTGGTAAGAGCATAGACGACTGGGTTGGTGGAGACAGGGACGGATACAAGGCCGTCATGATAGGTAACACCATAAAATTAGTCACAAAGGAGAGTGGATCTTTGACCAAGTTCACGGTACTGACCAAGAGGCCCAGTGCCTACAACACCATGTTCTACACTGATTTGAGCGTGCCAGTGAGACCAGAGAGCGAAATGGCCACTGCCTACGAGGATGAAAGCACGACATGGGAATACGACCACACCGTAGACATAGGAAAATTCAAGGAACCAAAGACCGTCAAAAGATTACAGTATGACGTTGACGCGTTGGATGAGACCAACCTAACGCAAGTGGAGGGCAGTGTCAATGCCACGTTAGATGACAAGGCAGTTGAATTCTGGAAGTTCCTAGAAAAGAACGGAATACTGAAACAGAATATCGAGGATGGGGTTGACTACGCTCTGGAGGAGCAAACAGTGTCAATGATATACGAGGATCCATTTTCCACTAAACTATTTCCAACCAGTGTCCCGGACCAAGCCATAGCACACGGTATCAGCATGGCATTCGCACAGAACAAAGGACAACCATGGATGGTACAGTGGCTGATGAGCAAAAGTGATTACCTGACAGCGGGCAGAGATCCAAGGTCATCCAGCATAGAAGTTGTAAAATTATGGAACGATAATTTTGACAAGATCAAGAACCTGACCACAAACACTGACACACCAGTGAGGATGGACGTGTTACAGGCCTTGGTCAAAACCATAAAAGACAACCCTGGAAGCAGTCAATACGACACAGAAATTGATATTGACACTACCACGGTAAGATCTGGAAGGGGTTAATGGCTCTAGAGACAATACAGACACCCACGGTTGACACCATTGAAAATGATTACAGCAGGAAGACTGGATCGTTCCTGGGAAGCATCAAGGCAGGGTTCAAGAGTGGCCTCAATGAAAACGTGGTGTTCAGCCTATTACCAAGCATAGCGGAAGGCCAGGAGATGGCCAACAATCCGTTTGATCAGGTTGACCCAGACACATACAAACCAGGACATCCTTTCTACATCGAGGATCTACCCATAGACCAAGGGGTCAGTTACAAACATCTCTACGAGATGTCACAGGCACGTATGGAAGCGGCCAAGTACGCGGCCGAATGGGAACAGGGTGGATTGCTAGACAAGGGTGCGTTCATAGCCAGCACTTTTGGTGCCGCACTACTGGATCCAGTCACATACATACCCGTGCCTTTCCTGAAGGGGGTCACTAGTTTTACCAAACAAGCACTGTCAGTGGGAGCATTCAACTCCGCACTAGAATTACCATTATATCCCATAGTAAAGGAATCATGGAAACAACGTGGACTTGGAGAATACGAATACGAGGACCTGGTCAACCAAATGGGTTTGGCATTCGTCGTGGGTGGTGGACTGACCACTGTCATGAGGGGTGGTGGATATCAACTGGCCAAGTTAAGGGCCGCGAGATTAAACAAATTAAGTCCGTTGAGCAGATACATAGAGACCACCAAGGAGCAGTACCCAGACTACGACTACGACAACGCTACTCGTGATCTCATATCAAATGATGTGCTGACAAGAGACCAACTGGATTTTGACAGCATAAGGAAACACACGTTCACACAGGACAGCGTGGAGGACTTCTGGGTTGACACCGCGGGACGTAGGAAATTCATCAAAGCAGAATCAACAGAGCGTGATGTTAAAATTACTTCACAGGATGATGGTTCAAAGATCATCTCTGGGCCGACCGACAGCATCCTCAAAGTGTTAAGCACGATTGTGGAAAAGACGGATGAGACCAACGGCAAAGTCATCTATGACATCAGACCCAACGATACATCAGCGGTGCGATTAAACAAGGACGGCATCGCGGCATGGATACAAACCAACATACCAGCCGCACAGCAGAAACTGGATGCTAGGACCAATGCTGACAAGCCATGGTATGATCTTTCGAAATACATAAACAAGAAACGTCAATTCAGGGCAGATCTGGACGCACTAGACAACACCTTGTATGACAGGAACAACACGTTTGAGATTGTGCCTGATCCGGAACTGGGCATAGACATAGAGCGTAACATAGGAAAATTCTACAAGATATCAAAGGTACCGTTTGACCCTGCCAAGAAATCAGAGGCCACCGTGCTGGCAGAAAAAAGGCTACGTCTAAAAAACTGGGAGACCAGGTTGGAAGAGGCCAAGGCCAAAAATCTACAACAGTTTACTTTTGAAAACAAGACCTACAACATCAACGACAAAATACCCGAATTGCCTGTAAGAGACTTTCCATACAGGGAACTGGTCACAGATCTAAAAACTAAAATGGAGATCATAGATGATGCCATATACCTGGATCGGGTCAGGAGGAATGTTATAGATCCAGAGAACAACGAGCGGCCAAAACCACCACCGATGTATGATCCAGAGGACCCAGGGTTCAATCCAGACAAGCAGAGGATACAACAAATGGTGATCGAGGACAACAAGGCCAACGTGGTGTTGAACCAAAGACAGGACCTAGCCACTTCAGACCAATTACTCAACAGCGGTGACGCAAGATTGAAATGGCAGGAGACCAGCAAGGATGCCGTGGAAACACTAGGACTGGAATACATCAACAGCATAGGATTCAAGATCAGCAACGGGGTGTTAGTGGACGATGGAGTTCCAACGAGACCTTTAAGTGATGCGGATGCGGCAATACGTGCCCACTACCTTGATGAAGCGACTGAATACAAAAAATCAGTAGAGATAGCAAAAGGTAGAAAAGACACAGGCAAATGTTTAACAAGGACCAACAGCAACATATAGGAGCAAGATGGCATACAACGATTGTATTAACATATTAAAACAAGCATACAAAAAGGCCAACGAACCATTCACGGAAGACATAGCCACGGAGTTCCTGAACGACTACAGGATGTTCCGTGACTCACTACAAGGCAGGACCGTGCCAAAGAACATGACGGACATAGTGCCAGTCAACGAGAGACCGCAGATGGCAACCGAATACGTGGACACCGCGGGCAACAAGATCAAATTTACCATGACGGACATGACCTACGAGGACCTGTTCTTCCAGCAGTACCAACAGAAACTGGACCTGTTGGACAGGGCAAGGAATCGTGCCAAGGTACTGACACTGCGTAAGATATCACTGTTGGACAACAACGCGGAAGAGAACCTAGATGATTTCAGACGGGCATTCGCGGACAAGAGAAAGGGACATGAACACCTCTACAGCAAACAAGGTGCTTTCACTGGTTTGGTTGGCATCAAGAAAGAATACAATGTCATTGACATGGAAGCCGACACCGCTGTGGGACAGGTGCTGGACACCAACTTCACTAGGAAGAACATGCCGTTGGACTCACTAGCGGCCAGGAACAGGACCATCACTGACGTGGAGTTTGACACGGAGGCAAGGGAAATTTTAAACGGACAACATTACACGGAATGGCTAGACGACAGGGTAAACAAAAACAACTACATCAAGGAATACGTCAACATAGAAAAACGTTTCCATGAGGGTGAGAACTTGGCAGAGATAGCCACCAGTGAATCTGGAGACATCACGGCACAGAAATTGGCCAGGGCAACCTTTGACATCTATCTGCGTAAATTGAAACGTTTCCAGGAAGCGGGCATAGACACCACAGGATTAAAACCTTTCAGGATACGTATGCTGTGGAACAAAAGACAATTACAAAAAGTGGGACGTGATGCTTTCGTCAATGACGTGGGACCTAGGATATCCAAGACCATAGGCAAACCAGGTGAGGCCGGCAGGGCAACACGTATGGAGATCGCTGGTGTGATATATGATCACATAGTGACTGAAAACGGCAGTCACTACGACATAGACAAACTGGTACAGTCATACAAATCATACACCAAGGCTGGACAGGAATATGACACCAAACACCTAGTGTTCGAGACAGGTGATGATTTCACACACGTGCTGGAAACATACAACCCCAGCGGCAAGATAGCACACAGCCTACAGCGTATGATCGAGGACAACTCGGACATCCTGGCACTGGTACAATTTTTTGGCCCCAACTACAGGGACGGGGCAGACAGGCTGATATCATCATGGAAAAGTAAATTTGGACAGCAGTATGAGAAAGTCAGTGGTTATCACAGGACCATACTACGAGACACGGAGATGTACATACAGGAGATGATGAACCCAGCACTCAAGGACGTGGTTGGCAACAGGAGCAGGACCATATCCACCGCAAGGACCATATTGGCAGGAGCCAACCTGGGTGGAGCAAGTGTCACGGCCCTCCTCGATTTCTTCACACAATTGTTTTCGGGAAACAGAATATTCAAACTGCCAGGCATACAGGCACTCAAAGCCATGTTCAGGATAAAACCAGAGGCACTTGACAAACAAGCCCAAATGAAACTGGCCAGGTATTTCACCACATTTGGTGAGGGCCTACAAAATGGTAATATTGACAGATTTGCCTTGATACCAAGTTTCCGAGACGAACGTGGAGCACAGAGATTCAGCAGTTGGTGGACCAGCCAGGTGTTGAGGAAATCTGGATTGAACGCTATCACGGAGAATGGACAGAGGGCCAGCGGACTGACCTACCACAGGTATTTGTCAGACCTAGTCAAAGCGGACGGTGGGGTCAATTGGAAGGACCTAGACGCAGACATGCGTATCAACCTAGAGAAATACAACATCACGGAAGCGGACTGGAACTACATCAAGAATTTAACCAAGGACGGCAAGAGCGGAATACTAGATGCCAACGGAGACGTGGATCTTTTCAGCACACTGCTGGACACAACAAACAGCAACGTGAGATTCTCACCAACGGTCCAACAGAAATGGACCAGCGTGATCAAAGACGCAGTGGACACCATGGTGGTCAAACCCAGCGAGTTCGACAAGAGGGCAACATCATTATTCCAGAACAAGGACCAAGGATGGGCCAAACAGATGCTATTGGCATTCACACAGTTCAAGACACACCCCATCACCTACACCAGGAAGGTGTACATGAGGAAATTCTTCAGGAAACAGGCAGAACTATCAGGCAGGGATTACACCATGTCAGAGAAACTAGTGGACATAGCATACCTCACAGCAAGTAGTTTCGTCATGGGTTTCGTTGTCAACAGCCTCAAAGATTTCCTAAAAGGTCGGGCACCACAGAACCCACTGACCGCGGAGCAACAGTATGACATATTTGAGAGGACGTTCTTGACAGCAGGCACGTTTGGACTCGTGTCAGACACATTACTACAGATAGGTGCTCCCATGCTGGAACAGATCATGAACGATGAGGAAAAGATCAGGTTCCGTAACGAGGGCTTGAAAAGTTTCCTAGGACCGTTGATACAGGACATGAACTCATTGTACAACGACAGTAGGAGGACAATCACCGCTGGTATACAGTGGGGACAGGGACTCGAGGACCGAGAATATTTTGTTAAGAATGTCAGCAAACTAGGCAAGTATGCCCTACACCTAACTGGTGCGGAGACATTTTGGCCAACGGCAGGAGCATACAGGTTGTTAGTGAATGAGTACATCACCCAACAGGTAGACTACGACGGATATCGTAGGAAACAGAAAAATCTACAAAGGGAGGCTGACAAGACCAGGGGTGGTGAGATCAACAACTCTTTGTACAAAAACCTCCAAGGCACGCTAGGTTTGGAATAACACTAAATATGTAGGAGAAAAAAATTAATGACAACATCAGCGACAACACCAAGATTAAGTTACGTAGCAGACGGTTCTACGGTTCAATACACATTCAATTTCGAGATAGCGGATTCTTCTAGCATAG